GTAGCAGCAATCGCAACACCACCAAGAGTAGTAATATCTGCTTTAGCATTAATGCCATTTCCAGTGATTGAAGTAAGAGCAACCCCTGTATGTGTAAATTGACCGGCGGCAGGAGTATATCCAAGACCAGGATTTACAAGTGACATTGCTCCCGTCGCTGAACCAGCAAGTCCAACAACAGTTCCCTTGAAGTCAGAACCGATCTGAATAAGGTCGGTTCCAGAAATAAGATTGTTTCCAGCAGTATTTCCACTATTACTAATTGTTGTACCAAGACCAACATTCATTGATCTTGACTTAACAGAAATACCATTTTTGGTAATCTTTTCAAGATCCGTTGGGAGATTTGGATTAAAGAATTGAACTAGACCGTTGGAAGTAAAATTACAACGATATGCTACAAACTTAAGATCCTCATACTGACTAGGAGTCCAAACTCTGGCGTTCTGTGACTTGAATAGAGAACCAAGTAGTGGTTGCTCTGTGACCAATATCTGTCCCGCTTCTGTTGCTAGTGTGGTTACATCAGACTCACCGATTCTAGAAATCCAAACATTATATGAGGTGACATCAGAGAGGACCGTAATAGCATACTCAGTTTGTGGATTTAGATATACTGGAGATGGGAACACAAAAGGTGTTGGAACTGTTCCATCTTCAGAAAGAAGAACTTGATTTGGTTCAAGCACAACTTCAGAGAAAGGAACAATAACCTCTGATGGAGTACCGAGTTTTGTCTCACGAATTTGAATTGTGACAGGAAGATTATTATCCTTCGATTGGAAGAATAATTCAATTCTGCTAATATACACACCTGTCAAGTCATCGACAAAGAATGTCTGTGCAAGAGGGTCTCCACCGCGACGACGTGGAGGATCGGGTGGTCTTGGCGGTGGTGGTGGGGGTGGTATTCTTACTGCGTTAATATTTTGTACGATACTTGTTTGATCAGTTTCACCTGCTAGAACTCTTGTCTGAGGATCAAAGTCAACAGTATCGACGGAAGCATTTCTAAGAGAAAGTGTAACTTCTTGAGTGTTATCAACATCACCCTGAGAATAAAAGATTTCTTCAGCAATAGAAGAAACCGATCCACTAATATTAGAATTGGTGACACTGCTACTTAGTTTAAAGTTAGATCTACCAGTTTCAAATGTAGGGTTAGCAGTATTAGAAGAATCTGGAACTCTGTATGAACCAATTACGGTGCCAACTCGGTCTGTAACAAGTGCCAATCTAGAAACAAATGCTTCTGCTCCACTTGTCTGACCTCTAAGAAGCATTCCCTGTTGAATATATCCAGAGAACTGAGGTTGGTCTTCAGCGGCAAGAGTATCAGTATCAACATTTAGAAGTGTTGATGACTCTGTATATGCTGTAGCAATTGATGAAGTTCTATCATAAGGATTACTGTCAAAGACATCAGATGGTTCATTGAAAGAACCATACTTATGATTAGCAACACACGCTCGGAATGTAATAGAAGCAGAACCAGCAGATGACGACTCTTCTGTATCTAATGCCGACTGCATTACACCTTCTACTGTTTCGCCTGTCTGGAAAACTCCAGATACCATACTAATTTCAATCAATTTTGGAACAATAAATTTATTAACATCTACGGCATCAAAGAACGAATACATTCTTGTGAATGGCTTCAGTCTCTTCGCAGTAAACTTAATATTGCGAGATCTCATAAAGTGAATGATCTCTCTATTGATCACTCTATTACCAAGACTTTCGGTATTAATTACTTCATTAACTGTTTGTTGACTACCAGTTCTTTGTTGGTTTAATGAAACAGATCCATCAAGAACAATGCTCTCAACAGTAGTTCTAGCAGAATCGATTCTATTGTTACTAACACCTTGTGACGCAAGTATAGCATCACCATTTCCTTGATCTCCACGCGCTGCTGCTGCGTTTAGTGATTCTGTTCTTTGTGATAGAGAGATATCGAGTTGAGCACCAACGGTCTCCCAAGAATCCCAAACAACAGGAGCAACACCAATTCTTGATCCATCTTCGGCAGTTTCTACTTCTGCTTCAATCAAACTAGCAATACTTGAAAATGCTCCTTCTTGAAGAACATCACGCACTTCAAGTTGATTTGTATCAATCCAAACATCAACAGATGGTTCAAGATCAATTGAACCATTGTAAAAATTAACAAGGAAAGGAGTTACATTTTCAACTCTTGTTGCGAATGGTTGCTCCAACCAGTTAGTGTCATTATAATCAAGAGTGAGCATATTGCCCGTTCTACGGACACCAGCACCAAAGATACTGTTCCCAATGCCAAGTTGTAGATTAAATGATGTCGTATAGTGAGCAGGTCTAAGAATTTTCTTCTTAGGATCAACAGAATTTCTAATACCAATGCTATCATCTTGTGGAATTCTAGTTGAGAAATTATCAACAAAAATACCTGACTTAAATCTATTCAGACCATTCGTATCAGGAACGAACGTATTAAGTGTGGATTGCTCAAGATTATTCAATGAAGTATAGTACTCAAGATTCTTAACTCTTTGTTCAATCTTAGCGATATCCATCATCTGATATCGCTTGTGATCGATGAAGTTTAATCTGGCATCTTTTACATTATAAAGGTAAGCAGGCATAAAGATGTTAGCAATATTCAGACCATCAGAGACTGGTGCTGGAAGTTTGGGAACATCATCGGGAGAACCGGTTACGATAGAGAATGAACCGTACTTGTTAACATAAAGTCTATCTGCTCTTCCTAGATAATAATTATATGAGAGTGATAAAGATTCATCAGATGCCAGAACGTTCTTTGAACTATGCTGACCTCCATTAAAGTTTCTTCCGAAGAATTCAAGAGGAGATCTTGTACCAGCAGCGACACTGTAATTACTTACGCGAGGTCTAGCATCAACAATATCAGTTACTCTTCTACCATTAACAAGTGAGATTTCTTTAGAGTAATTAAAAGAATTATATGAATTTACCGTGGTGATATCTCCAGTATCTCCACTCTCATAATATGCATTAGAGAAATATACTTTAAGTTTTCTAGAGGGTGCGGGGAAATTACCTTTTCTAACAATTCTTGAGAAATCATAGAAAGAAGACCTTTGGCCTTTTGCCAAAGTGTAGTTTCTAGAAACATTTTTAGAACCAGCACTAATAGAAGAAATATTACCGGTAACCGTTGAATCAGCGAAACTGACAAGTTCACCGGGTTCAAATACAATATCATTCAAATAGATATAACCAATTGAATTATCTGTCAGTCTATCAATTAATCTAGCCTTTGATCCGCTGGTGCCACCCGTAATTATCTCCCCGATGATTAAATCATTTGTAGTTGCTGAAGGACCATTCATCGAAGAAATGGCAGCATTCGGAGACTGTGGATCAGTTGTTTCATTTGCCTCAAAAATACCATAGATGTCAATCACATCAGGCACATTAAGACTGATAGTAGAATCTTGTACTCTTGTTCCAAATGCGTATGCACCAAAAGACAAACCATCATTCAGAGTCGCAGTACCAACGCCAGATGCGCTGTTTGTTGACTTGTTAACAATAAGACTATTGTTTTGTTTTAACTTAATTTTTGATGTAATATTGGATTTTCTGACTGTAGCGATCAGTTTAGAATTAGGATCAGAACTACTTAATCCTTTAAGTTGGAGTTGTGTAGAACCAACAGTGAAAATAAACTTGTCAGAAGTTAACGCCTCTGTTGAGCCATCTGATCTAATTAATGAATATCTTTCTTCATCAAAAGCGAGGAAGACTTCTTTAGTTGGATCATTAACTTGTATTACTTGAGAATCACCATTAGAGTCAATCTGAATATCAAAGTTATCTCTGATAATAAGATTACCATTTGAAATGTCAACCGATGCTACATTTTGCTTAGCAAAAGCACTAAACACTGAATCATTACTAGCAGCATTGCCAGTTCCTGTAGATCCCTGAAGTCTACTAATAGCAGTCGTTAGATCCGATAGAGAAGCATTAGTTGTCGGTGGGGAACCTTCACATACACCTGGAACAGTGGTTACACCAATGACAGTAGCATCAGCACCATTTACTCCAGTCACTCTAACGAGCGTTGGATCGTTGTTTTCGGCAACGGTAAATCTAAGTATGTTCCCCGCTGTAACAATTCCTACAAAACCACCAGCATTGAGTGATGGACTTGTGATTGTTGATACACCTGTATTGTCTCTTCCCGTGATTGAAGCGATACCAATAGAGATTCCCTGATGTTGTACTAAGTCAGCACTAAACGTTGTAGCTGCCCCTACACCATCTACAAATACAGATTTTACATCTGAAATAGTATGATTATCAATATTAGTGATAAATCTTGAATTATCAAGAACACCATTAAATTTAATTCTCTCTCCAAAAGTAAAATCGCCCTGCTTACTATATGCCGTCAGAGCGGTTCCAGCATTAACATCATATCTTAAAAACGCACTCGCTCCACTTGATTCGCCTTCAATGTGAATAGAGTTTGAAGCATTCAAAGTAATGCTAATATTGATATCAATGTCTGTATATGTTTGAACATCAAACATTGACAGGTCCCACAGGTTATCCTGTGGTAATGAGGTATTATATGAACCAGATTCTAGAACAAAATCATAAAGTCTAGCAACACCGATTTCTTCTCCAGGTGCTTCTGTAGCAATTCCACCAACTCTTTGATCTCTTAGACTTAAAATTGTAGATGTATCAAAACCTACTACGGGAGAACCATTAACATTATTAACTTCAATAGTTGGTCCAAAAGCAAAGTTTACTGCTTGGTTTTCAACTAAACGAGTTGTTCTGGGTTTTTCAACATCAATAATTGATGGAGATCTAACCTCAATCTCATATCCTTTGACATATGCCTTACCAGGAGATATCTTATAAATCATCATGTCATCAGTAGGATTATTACCATCACTGGTGACCTGACCTGGTTCGTAAATGCCTCGATTTCCTTCCTGATCGTTAAGTGCTTCTCGGACAGTAGTTACAAATTCTTTAATGTAGTAACTTCCAGACTCATCATAAGTTCTCTTTGCTAGTTCGTCTCCGATTAGATTATATTGAGTGTCTTGGGATTTTCTCCTTAAACTGCCATTTTGGACTTCCGCAAGTTGAATGAAGTTTTCTTCATCATAACTATTAAGATCTTTTTTAGATAGTGTAGCCGTAATGCTAAGTCTGTCAGCACCCGGAGCAGCAAAGTTATTAAAACCAGACGCATTATCCGTCAAAAGAGGGTCTGTATCGGAAGAAATTAATTGCTCTCTAATAGATAGACCAACTCTATAATTTGGATTCGTTCCATATTGATCGAGAATTAGCAGTTGAGAAGGAACAGTTACAAAATAACCCCGAATAAAGAAAACACCTTCCGAAACAACAAATGCTGAACCATCTGTGGTAGCATTTTCAACAATTGTATTAGCAAATCCTTCACCAGCAGCAATAAATGTGGTAGCATATGTGATTGCTTCTTCAACTTGAAGAACCTCATTATCAGAAAAGGTTTCTGTCGAATCGTCAGATGTGCTAGAATTTAAATAGTTTACATATAATGTATAATTTCCTCTTGATGACTCAGCATTAGTAATATATGTGATAACTTCGGCAGTGATGCCAGATTCTGCACCAGTAATTCTTTTTCCTAGTAATTCTTCGAGATATACACTTACAGGGATTCCAAGAAATTCAGGTTGAATTTGAACAGCGTGAAATGTAGGATTATAATTTGTAGATCCTGGAATGACAACAGTTCCCTCTTTAAAGAGATTTGTTCCCATTTTTTCAACCTGATCCTGAAGAATCGATTGAAGGTTATTTAACTCTCTTGCCTGAATAGGATAGGCAGGTTTGAAGAGTACCTTGTAGTAATTGTTGCGAGGATCAAAGTCGTCAAAATAAGGAGCAACATTGAGGTTAGTTTCCTGTGGCATAATTCTTTAGAACTGCAAGATAATCTTTACGTCTTCTTTCTGAGAGGAGGACCTAGTGACAGAAGGTCTATTATCAACGTGGATAATATTTCCAGAATACTTCTTGGACTCTGGTTGTGCCACTCCTTGAACAAAACTCTGACCAAGAAAGTATGTACGACTATTTATTACCGTACTTATACCTGGAGAAGCAGTGGTCCCGAAGTTGGTGTCAATACCAAGAATTTGTGAACCACCACGAATATCCAGTGAACCACCTGTTGCCGGATCTCCTGTAAATCTTAAAACTTCAAAACCATATGCGGGTGATACATTTGCGGTTCCGTCAGAATTGAATCCAGCATTGGTTCTATCTTGCCAATACTTAAGAACTCCAGTAACTTGATCGTATGAGATAACTCTACCAACGGCAGTTGAACCAACTCCAACCGTCTGTTCAATTTCAACGTCAGGAGTAAATGTAGAAGTCTGATACTGATTTCCAGCACTAGTTAATTTAAGAGCATATACGGCACTCGCTTTATCTTTTGTAAGGATAGTGCTTGAATCATTATCAAGAGGATTTTCAATCAAACCAATTCTAGCAAATTCATTACCAGTAATGAAGTCTGGGTTTTCCGTATCATTTTCAAATCTTGCATATGTAAGTACATTATATGCACCTAACTCACGGTAAATATCAGCACCATGACCACCATATGGTGGAATGATGACATCAAAAGTTGGAGAAGTTGTTCCTTTTGGAACTCTGCCAGTTAAATTTACTGTTCCATATGTGTAATCGGAACCACCTTTAGAAATCGTGACTGATTCAATTTTTGAATCATTATTAACAACAACCGTTGCTTCTGCTCCTCTCCCATCACCTTGAATAGGTACTCTTGTATATGTTCTTGCGGTTCCAAGACCGACACCACGACCTCGAACAGTTACAATCTTTAACTGACCACTAGTTGAGGCGTTCTGTCGTATTGGAGCATCGTCGCTGCTTGTTTCCCAGTTATTAGGTACAGGGATGTATGATGTAGAATCAAACTTAATCGCTTGACTTGGTTTGATAGTATATAGATACTTCCAAATATATCCATCACCACTGCTTCCTGCCGATCTTGGTTCTAAATCGGTGAAAGTAGGTTCATCAAGTGATGGACTTCCTTGATACCCATTTTCAGGATTGGAGTTATTAAACAGACAAATATAAACCCTATAATCAGAGTTCATTACATAATAATTAGCATCATAGATATCAAAAGTACCAGATGGTTGTGATGGGTTGTCCCTAGTAATATCATTCCTCCACATATCATATGTGGTTCCTGATGACCAAGTTGTTTTCCTGACAACCTGACTAATATCACTGCTAGAAATTTTCTTCATAGCAATCATATTATCCCAATAATCATTGGACTCATCCAAAGCATCCTTTGGAGAAGGAGGATTAATATTCCAATCCGACTGGTAATCGGAGGCATTGGGGAGACCAATAAAAGTATAATAAGAATTCGTGCTAGACTGAACGCCAGCGACAAAATTCTTCGCATTCAGAATTCTTAATTGATCTGTAATTATCGCTGCCATTTTGTTAGGACTTTTTTGTTATTTATAGGTATTATGTGATGGTATTTCTGTGCCAGAAAGTATTTAGTTAGACGTAGTTATTGAATTTAAGTGGATTGAATCTTGTCACCAGTGCTGATGTTGAAAGACCAGTAATTCCATCTTCACCATAGAAGTTAAATGTGCTAGGACTAATATTCCTAGAAACATTCATCTTACCCCAACTGAATCTACCAAAGTTAAAGGAAGAACTGATTCCACCTTGGTAGACAACAAATTCCTGACCATCAAACGTGTAAGCAGTTGAATCAAAGGTAA